TGGCGGACGGCGTGGGCGTAGGCTTTACGGATAATATGTCCGGCGTTGAAAGCGATATGACCGCCGCAATGGGCGGAGCGGGACAACTTACAGCCGCCGAAGCAGTAAACGCCGTGAATAACGGTATCATTGCAAATATCGAAGGACTTTCGGGAGCGGTAAACGCAATCGTCGAGCGGGTTATTACCGGATTGACGGCACAGGCGCAAAGGCTAAATCAAGCCGGACAGGACTTCGACAAGAATATTGCTTCCGGTATGATTACGGCGATCGTTCAGATTACGCAGAAAATCCCGCAGATCGTTCAAAGCATTATCACAGCTTTTACGGCACAAAATCAAAAGTTTGTGTTGCAGGGGCAGAACATCGACAAGGGCGTTGCACAGGGCATGGTGGCGGGCATTCCGGAAATTACGGCAAAAGTTCCGCAGATCGTCCAGCCTATTATTACGGCGCTTCATTCCTTTGTATCCGAATTTACAAGCGCGGGCGAAGAGATGGTGCGCGGAATTTGGCAGGGCTTTCAAAATATGTCCGGCTGGCTTGAAAGTCGTGTTCGTTCTATGATGCGCGAAATCGTCGCGGCGGTTGAAGATGAAATGGACATTGCTTCGCCGTCAAAGGTTTTTGCGGGTATCGGTTCTTTTATGGCGCAGGGCTTGGGCGAAGGCTTCGCCCGTGAAATGCGTTCCGTAGAAAGCACGATCCGACGCGAAACAAGCAACGCCGTTCCGGAATTTCGTTCCGGAGAGGGACGACAGACCGCGAGAGGGGCAACGCCGACCGTTGAAGTGGTACAAAACATCTACGCGAACGAAACGAGCTACGCCGCGCAACAGCGACAGGCGGCGCGACAGTTCCGGCAGATTGCGCGGGAGGTTATGGCATGAGCATAAAAGAAAGATTGATCTACACAAACGAACGCGGGGAAAGCATAGAGTTTTCCCCGCGTTCCCCTTATCACACAAACTTCAAGGACGTTAAAGGGCTTTCCGACGTGCGAAACGCTATTTACAGCACAAACAGCATGGGACAGGACGGCGACACGTACTTGGGTTACAGAATTGAAAGCCGCGATATTGATATTGTCGGCTACATCAAAGAGCGGGACAGACAGGCGGCGCAGACCTTGCGCCGAAGGCTGAACCGCGTATTAAATCCGCAATACGAAGGCACGTTGACGTATGAATTCGGCGACTTCAAGCGGGTTATCGGGTGCAAGATTGACGACGCGCCGATCTTCGCACGAAAGCCGATCTTCGAGCAATTCGCGGTGAATTTGACTTGCCTTAATCCTTTTTGGAGAGAGGAAACAGAAACACGCGCAGACATTGCAACATGGATCGGCGGCTTTGAATTCCCTGTTCCGGACGGGCTGGAGCTTTACGACGGGTGGGAAATCGGCTATCGCCAGCCGTCCTTGATCGTAAACGTGTTCAATTCCGGCGACGTGAAAAGCGGTATCCGAATTGAATTCCGCGCGCTGGGCGCAGTAACAAATCCGACGCTTCTAAACGTCGATACGCAGGAATTCATAAAATTAAACCTTGAAATGATAGCGGGCGACGTGCTGACCGTTTCCACCGGATACGGCGAAAAAGCCGTGAAGCTGAAACGCGGCGGCATAACGACAGACGCATTCCGTTATCTTGACGTTGATAGTTCATATTTGCAGATCGCCGTGGGCGATAACCTTTTCAGATATTCGGCGGACACAAACGCGGAAAATCTCGAAGTTTCGATCTATCACAATAACCTATATTTGGGGGTGTAGTGATGGAATTATACGTATACAATCGGGAAATGACGCTTCAAGGGATCGTCGAAAAGATTTCTTCGCTTATTTGGACGCGCCGCTATTGGACTTGCGGCGAATTCAAATTGCTTGTCCCCTTCACCGAAGAACACGTCGCATTGTTGAAGAAAGATAATATCATCATCAAGCGCGGCGGCAAGGAAGCGGCGGAAATCAAATACATTCACATTACGAAGAATTCGCAGGGCTTGGAGGAAATCGAAGTTCAAGGCAAATTCCTTCTTTCGTGGATCGGAAAGCGCGTCGTTACGAAGCAGATCATTACAAAGGACACAACGCAAAACATTCTATACGCGATCGTGCGGCAGACTTGCACAGCGGCGGGCGCTTCCCGCAATATCCCGAATTTCAGCATTGCCGCCGACGACGCAGACACCGGAAGCGGCGTGATTGATTACACGTCCGAAGCGTACATAAACGCACAGCTTGCGGCGGAAACGGCGGCGAAAGCGGCAAAGCTGGGAATTCGCGTTGTAACGGACGCACGAACCGGACAACACACCTTTTCTGTATACAAAGGGCGCGATCTTACTTCCGGAAACACGGCGGGAAACGCGCCTTGTATCTTTTCGCAGGAATTCGACAACATCGTTGAACAGGAATACACAAACAGCGTTGAAAACCTTAAAACAACGGCATACGTCGGCGGCGAAGAAAAAGAAGGGCAAACACGAAAGGTGGCGGAAGTCGGCGGAGCGGCGGCGGGGCTGGAACGTGAAGAAGTATTCATCAATGCAACGGACATTGTGCAGGAATACGAAAACGAGGATCAGCAGACGATCACGCTTACCGACGCGGAATATATCGCCCTGCTTCAAGCGCGCGGCGCGGAGGAATTGGAACAGTACGCCGAAACGCTGGCGTTCGGTTCAAAAATCAACACAAACGCGAATTTGCAATACGGCGTTGATTACGATTTAGGCGACCGCGTAACGTGTATCAATAAGCGCTGGAACGTCCGCGTTGACGTTCGCATTACAGAGATCGCGGAAACCTACGAAACGAGCGGCGAAGAGATAGATATTACCTTCGGCGAAAGTTTGCCCGCGCTTCTGACGCAAATTCGACAGATCACGAAATAAGGAGGGCTTCACAGAATGGAAAAATCAAGTTTCTTCAATAGCGTTTCGCACGATCGCACGTACAGGGCGGAGGATTGGGCGGAATACTTCGCGTCGTTCATCGGGAATGGCGTTTTCCCCGTTCCTTCGACGGGGCTTCAAGTTGTCGTTGATAACGGTATGAACCTTCTTTTGAAGGCTGGCAAAGCGTGGATCAACGGCTATTTCTACAACAACACAAGCGATCTAACAATCACGATCGGCACGGCTGACGGACAGCTAAACCGAATTGATCGAATTGTTGTGCGCTGGGATTTGACGAACCGCATTATTTCGGCGGAAGTCAAGTCGTCCGCGTACAGCGCTTCACCTACCGCGCCCGCATTGCAGAGGGACGCGGATATTTACGAGCTTGCGCTGGCGGACGTTTACGTGGGCGCGGGCGTAACTGCAATCACACAAAGCAGTATAACAGATCTTCGCCTTGATACTACCGTTTGCGGCGTTGTGGCGGCGGTTGTCGATCAGATCGACACCGAAGCATTTAACGCACAGCTTCAAGCATGGTTCGCGGAGTATCAAAGCCTTTCGGCGGCGGAGTACAACACGCTTGTTTCGTATATGAATTCGCTTAAACTGCAAGGCAACACGCAGTACGACGCGTTCGAGCAACACATGGCGGATTTTGAAGCACAGGCGGCGGCGGAATTCAACAGTTGGTTCAACGGGCTTCAAGAAGTTTTGGACGAAAACGCGGCGGCTAATCTGATGAACATTACAAACGCGCTTGACGCGCGCGTTGATCTGATCGAAGCCGTGATCTTCAATGACATTACAGAAAATCCGTTCTTGATCCTGTTCGACGACCTTTCCGGCGTTTCTTCTACGGGCGTATGGAACGAAACATTGCAGAGGATCGAATGCTAACGCGGCACGCTTGCACGGCGGCGGAATTGTCGTGCGTGATCGGAAATATCTTCGCGGAGCTTTCCCCGCCTTGCGGGGATTGTGGCGCGGAGCGGGTAACGATCACAGGAACAACGGTAACGGGAAACGCGGCAACGCTGACCATTACCGAAGCGGGCTTCGATTTCGACGGGTGCGCCGACGATACCGCTTTGCTGGAGGATATGCGGAAAGGACGGTGCATATATGCAAAGACCGGAGCGGGAACGGAAAGAACCTTCGGAATTCAACGTTATTGTGAAGGCGAAAGACCTTGTAAAGCACACCTTCACAATAACGAATTCGACAGAGCGCTTCCCGAAGAAATACCGTTTTACCCTTGTAAACAGGATACAGGATAAAGCGGTTGATATTTACGAATGCGCGATCGAAGCGAACGAATTAGACCTTCGGGACGCGCAGGAATACAGAGAACGACAGAGGCTTCAAGCAAAGGCGCTGACCTATTGCAAGGAGCTTCTATTTTTCATAGAGCTTTCGCAAGAAATGGGCTTTATTTCAATGAGCAGTTCCGAATATTGGAGCAAAATGGCGCTTGAAGTAAAGTACATGATAACCGCGTGGAAGAAGCGGGATAAAACGAGGGCTTGAAAATCGTTTCGGGGTACATCTTGCAACGCCTAATTCGTCGAACGCCCGCAACGTCCGCAATGTCAACACGGACGGCACGCTGAACAACAACAACGCGTACAACGGCAACAACGGCGTTCGCCCGCTTCGATGGAACACGCGAACGAGTAGGCGCAAGCCGAAAGCAGAATACCATCATCAAAGGAAGGTGTATCCCGTCGCCGCTATCCACGGCGGGGACAAATACAGGATCGCCGATACCGGAGCATGACGCGAAAGCGGCTGGCAAAGGTTACACACAGCGAGGAAATTTTTATTATGACAGAGTTTGAAAAGATATACAGCTTTGAAAGCCTATATTATGCCTACCGAAAGGCGCGGAGGGGCAAAAGGTGGAAAGGAGCGGCGGCAAAGTTTGAAGTAAACCTTCTTGAAGCAATAAACCTATTGAGCGCGCAGTTAAAGACGAAGCGCTATACAATGTCACCGTATAACACGTTCGAGGTATACGAACCGAAGAAACGCGTCGTTATGTCGAACAGCTACAAAGACAAGGTTGTTCAACATTCGCTTTGCGATAATGTGCTTGAACCAATTTTGACGCGATCGTTCATTCGGGACAATTACGCTTCGCAAGTGGGCAAAGGCACGCACTACGGGCTGGACAGGCTTCAAGAATTCATGCGGAGGTTTTACCGACAAAACGGCGTTGACGGCTGGATTTTGAAATGCGATATTTCAAAGTATTTCTATTCGATCCGGCATGACGTTTTGAAAACCTTAATCCGCAAGAAGATTTCCGATCCGGACGTTTTGTGGCTTGTCGATCTTATTATCGACAGCACAGAAGGAAACGTCGGAATACCGATCGGCAATCAGACTTCACAGCTTTTCGCCCTTCTCTACCTTGACGGGCTGGATCACTTCGTAAAAGAAAAGCTGGGTATCAAATTTTACGGGCGATATATGGACGACTTCTTCTTGATCCATAAAGACAAAGAGTATTTACAGCATTGTTTGAAGGAGATTGAAGCGTTCGTCGAAGATCGCGGGCTTTCGCTGAATGCGAAAACCAACATTTACCCGTTGAAGAACGGCGTTGATTTCTTGGGCTTTCATACGTATTTGACGGAAAGCGGCGCGGTGATCCGCAAGGTGCGCCGCCGGAGCAAAAACAACATGAAGCGGAAGTTGAAGAAATTTGCCCGCCTTCGAGCGGCTGGACGGATTGACGATAAAACAATCGAACAATCTTATCAAAGCTGGAGGGGACACGCTTCAAAGGGGAATTGTTATCACTTGATCCGGCGCACGGATCACTATTACAACAGCTTATTCAAGTAAAAGGAGGAAAAACCATGTCGCAATCAATAAGCAATTTGGCAGTCGGTGCGAAGATTGAAGTTCCGGTTCTTTCGGCGTATCAATCCCGCTTCGGCGCGAAGCTGGTTTTCAAGATCGCGGACAAGAACCACAGCGGCTACCCTGCAAATTCGGTTACGCTGATAACCGAAAAGATTATCCAGCTTATGTGTTTTGACGCGATCGAAGCGAACAACAGCAACAGCGACCGGAAACAATACGGCAATAACCGATATTTGCATTCAAACCTTCTGCAATGGCTGAACAGCAACGCGGCGGCGGGCGCATGGTACAGCGCACAGCACAGCGCGGACGCGCCGCCCACAAACGCGAACGTATACAGCAATTACAACGAATACGACGCGTGGGCGGGCTTCCTTGCCATGATTGAACCGAAGTTCGTTGCGGAGCTTTTGGACACTACGCAGATCGTAGTCAAAAACACCGTGACCGACGGCGGCAGTTACGAAACCGTAACTTCAAAAA